TGGTCCGATATGGTCGAGGAGTTTTTGCGGGCTAAGTCTGACGCACCTGCATTGAAGACGTGGGTCAATACGAGATGTGCTGAGACATGGGAAGAGGACTATGCAAGCAAGGTCAGCGCCGAAGGTCTGCAGGAGCGATGTGAGCATTATGAGCCAGGCATTTTGCCCGATGGTGCTTTGGTGCTCACGTTTGGCGTTGACGTGCAGGACAATCGTTTTGCGATTAGTGGCTGGGCATGGGGCAGGGCTGAGGAATGCTGGCTGATCTATCACCAGGAGATCTATGGCGATCCGTCGAGGCCTGAATTGTGGAAGCAGCTAGATGAGCTGATTCTGCGTGAATGGCCTCATGCTGCAGGTCGGCCTATTCGTCCTGATGTTGTGGCGATTGACTCCGGCGGTCACTTCACCTCTGAGGTTTATCAGTATGCGCGAGAACGTGGCCGTCAGGGTGTGATTGCCATCAAAGGCCAAAGCCAGCGAAATAAACCACCGATCGGCAAGCCTGGGAAGGTTGACTTAAACAGTAAGGGGCGAACGCTTAAGAAAGGTGCGGCGGTGTTCCCTGTCGGATCAGACACCATTAAGACGACATTGTTTGCGAGGTTGAAACATAACGAGCCGGGCGATGGCTTTCTGCATTTTCATCAAGAGACATCACTGGACTACTTTGAGCAGCTGACGGCTGAGAAGCAGGTGCTGCGCCACAACCGTGGCGGCTTCCCGATTCGTGAATGGGTCAAGAAACCACATGCAAGAAACGAGGCGCTCGATTGTTTGGTTTATGCCTATGCCGGATTGCACCACCTCTATACGCGTTACGACCGCCGCACGATATGGGATCAGTTTGAGCGGCGTTTAAGTGGTGAGACAAAACCGCGAAAGCCATTACAATCGGAGAACAGCGGATACGTCGGGAATTTTTAGCGCGTGGCCATTCTCGTTCCTGACTTGATCTATGCAGGTGACACGGTGGTGTTTGACGTGCCGCCGTTCACTGATTCGGTTGGGGGCACTGTTGATAGCGGCACCTATACGCTGACCTTTTATGCGCGGACCAATACCGCATCAGAAGGGGCCACCATCGTTGGTGCGAGTGAGGGCGATGGCTGGCGGGTAACGATTCCAGCAGGGACGACGACTAATTTTGATGCCGGTCTCTGGACGTGGCAGGCGATCGCCACCACTGGAAGCGTTCAATACACCGCAGGGCGCGGCCAATTCACTGTTAAGGCATCGGCTGCATACAGCGGCGACCCCGGCGCCTTTGATGATCGCAGCAGGGCGGAGATTGATCTAGGTCATGTTGAGGCAGCCATCCGCACGCTCGCCCAGGGCGGCATGGTCGAGAGTTACAGCATTGGCGGGCGATCCTTGAAGCGTTACAACATGGAGCAGCTGCTAAAGCTCCGCGACGATCTGCGTAATGAGATTGCAATGGAGCGCAGGGCAGAGAAAATCAGGCAGGGCCTCGGCAATCCTGGCCTTGCAAAAGTGAGGTTCCGCTGATGGCTTTTCTTGGTTTCGGGCGTGTGGGCAAGGTGCGGCGTGAGCTGCGAGAAGCGCGGGAGCGTAACGCGAATCTGAAGCGTGCTTATGCAGCAGTTCAAAACAACCGCCTCACCTCTGATTGGATCAGCCAAGCCACCAGCGCAGACAGTGAGATCAGGGGCAGCATCCGTCAGCTGCGCAATCGTGCGCGGCAACTGGTCAGGGATTCTGACTTTGCAAAGGCTGCACTCCGCGCTGTTCGTAACAACGTGGTCGGCACTGGAATCAAGATGCAGGCACAGGTCAGGATGCAGCGCGGCGGCAGGCTGGCTGATGAGATCAACCGCAATATCGAGGATGAGTGGCGGCGTTGGACAAGTGCCAAACGATGCCACGCAGGTGGGCGGTTGAGCTGGGGCGATATCCAGCGGCTTTGCATCACGTCGATGCTTGAGTCTGGTGAGGTGTTTATTCGTCTGGTTAAGCAGCCTTTCGGAGATAGCAAGGTCCCGCTGGGCCTTGAGATCATTGAGTCTGATCTGCTTGATGATGATTACAACGCGATCGAGCGGAATGGCAATGAGATCAGGATGGGCGTTGAAATCGACAAGTGGGGCCGTCCTGTTGCCTATCACTTCTTCGACTATCACCCCGGCGACTATCAGTTCAGTTATGCGCAACGTGCATCAAAGCGCCGCGTGCGGATTCCTGCTGATGAGATCATCCACCTTTATGTGACGGAGCGTCCGGGCCAAACCCGTGGCGTCAGCGCGTTTGCATCTGCAATTATGCGCCTGCGGAATCTGAACGGATACGAGGAATCTGAGATTGTGGCTGCTAGGGCTAGCAGCTCGATGATGGGATTTGTGAAGACCCCTGATCAGGAGCTGTTTGAGGATGGCACTTATGACAATGAATCAGTTCTAGATTTTTCACCCGGCAGCATCCGTCGCCTCGCACCTGGTGAGGAGATGCAGTTCTTCAATCCTGCGCGGCCAGACGATAGCTTCACGCCGTTTGTTCGTCAGATGCTGCGAGCTGTTGCCGCTGGTGTGGGTTGCAGCTTCACGCAGGTCAGCTCTGACTACAGCCAGAGCAACTACAGCAGCAGCAGGCTCGAGCTGCTGGAAACTCGGCAGCACTACAAGATGCTGCAGCAGTATCTCGTCGAATCGCTTTGTGAGCCTGTCTACAGCCGCTGGCTGGAAATGGCGACGCTGGCTGGAGTGTTGACTCTGCCTGGATATGAAACCAGCCCTGATCGTTATGAGGTAGCTAAGTGGATGCCACCAGCTGCGCAGTTCGTCGATCCGCAGAAAGAGGCTGCAGCGTATAAGGATCTGATCCGCAGCGGGATCATGACGCTTTCGCAGGTGATCGCATTGCACGGCGGCGACTTTGAGGATCAGATGCGCCAGCGTGCACATGAGCTGGCCGTTGCCGATGAGCTTGGCATCATTCTTGACACGGATCCGTCGCAGGTAGCAGCCAGCGGCGGTGTTCAGCCTCAGCCCGTGCCACCGACTGAGCATCCTGATCCACACGTTGAGGAGCAGGTCTGATGGCGACTGTTAATGGCGAAAGCATCGATCTGATGCCTACGGCTGGAATGCGTGAAGAAGCGCAGCGTTATCGGGATTGGAAAGCAGAGGGCCGCGCTGGTGGCACTGAGGTAGCAGCTCGCAGGGCAGGGCAAATCCTCAGCGGTGATGAGTTAAGTGCTGAGACTGTGATCACGATGGCGGCATGGTTTGCACGTCATGAGGTTGACAAGCAGGGCGAAGGATTCAGCCCTAGCGAGGATGGTTACCCCTCAGCAGGCCGTGTCGCATGGGCAGCATGGGGCGGCGATGCTGGCCAGAGTTGGGCTAGCAACAAGGCCGATAGAATCAAAGCATTGCAAGATCGGCAAATGGAAGCTGAACGCCCCTATCCGAATGAGCACGCCGCAAGATTGACCGATCCTGCGCAATATGACGAACTACGCCGAGTCAATGATGAGATGGGAGACGGCGTTGATGCGATTTATGGAATCAAGGAAGGCGTATCAGAACTGCAGGCCATCAGGTTTGATTCAGAGAAATTCACCGCTGAGGCGGCGATTGATTGGCTGATTGAGCACGATTTCGACCCGATCGAATTTGAGGAAGCAACGGGCGACCGTGCGGAACCTGATGAGCTGAGCGTCGGTGATTTTGTTGAGTGGCAATCAAGCGGCGGCAAGTCGCAGGGCAAGATCACAAGAATCGAACGCGATGGCCAGATTGATGTGCCTGACTCTGATTTCACGCTGACTGGCAGTGCTGAGGATCCTGCAGCTCTGATCACCGTTTATCAGGAAGGCGAGGATGGCTGGGAGGAAACTGAGGTCCAGGTCGGTCATCTGTTCTCAACGCTGAGCAAGATTGCCGCGCTGCGCTTTATGCAGGGCAAGGTCTCAACTCGCGCACAGGCCGTCACTTTTGTTCAGGATGAAGATCGGACTGTTGAATTTCCGTTTGCATCTGAGCAGCCTGTTGAGAGGTATTACGGCTCTGAGGTGCTGATGATGGATGAATCAGCAATGGACCTGAGCCGCCTGAATGACGGTGCCCCGTTGCTGTATCAGCACGATGCCGACCGTATTGTTGGCGTGGTTGAGCGTGCATGGATTAAAGAGAAGCGAGCCTATGCAAAGGTGAAGCTGGCAAACAATGAGCTAGGCCGCGAGATGCAAGAGCTGATTCGTGATGGGATCATTCGTAACGTCAGCTTTGGATATAAAATCAACGCGATGGAAACAGATGAATCAACAACGCCAACAACATATCGGGCGACAAGTTATCAACCCTTCGAGATCAGTCTGGTGACGGTCCCTGCCGATCAATCGGTGGGGCTTGGCCGTTCACAATCCTCCTATCATAAGGAGGTCGATTCGGCCTCAGCCGATCACAAACTCAACAACGGAGATCAAACCGTGTCCGACAACCTCAACATTGAGGCTATCCGCGCTGAGGCCGCTCAGGCCAAAGCCAAGGAATTGGCCGAAATGCTGGCCCTCGGTCAGCGCACCAATAACGCCGAACTGGCTCAGGAGTTCATCGCAAACTCCCGCTCTCTCGATGAGCTGCGCTCTGCGCTGCTGGAGAAAATGGGCGTTGAAGCCAAGCCCGTGAACACTAAGGAAGCCGAGATCGGCCTTTCTGATAAGGAGCGCCGTAGCTTCTCCTTTATCCGTGCCATCAATGCTCTGGCTCATCCCAACAGCCGCGAAGCTCAGAATGCTGCAGCTTTCGAGCTGGAAGTGAGCCGCGCTGCTCAGGATCGCGCCGGTAAGGAAGCCCGTGGCATCCTGGTTCCTGCTGATGTGCTGGGCTATGGCCGCCGCGACCTGACCGTGGGCACCGCCTCAGCTGGTGGTGATCTGGTCGCTACTGAGCTGATGAGCGACAGCTTCATCGACCTGCTGCGCAAGTCGCTGGTCATGGAGCAAGCAGGCGCAACCGTCATGACCGGCCTGCAGGGCATGGTTGCCATTCCCCGTCAGTCTGGTGGCGCAACTGTTTATCACGTCGCCGAATCCGGCAACATCACCGAATCCGCAATGACCGTGGATCAGGTGACGATGCAGCCCCGCACCATCGGCGCTCTGACTGATTACAGCCGCCGTCTGCTCCTGCAGTCCTCCATCGACGTTGAGAATCTGGTGCGCCGCGACCTGGCCCAGCAGATCGCTATTGAGGTGGAGAATCAGGCCATCAACGGCACTGGCGCTGGCTCCTATCCTCTGGGGATCCTGAATGTCACCGGCATCAACACCGAGTCTGGTGTGGCTGCTTTCTCTGACTTCGTGAACGCTGAGGCTGCACTGAGCACCGATAACGCTCTGCAGGGCTCCCTCGGTTATCTGATGAACAGCGCACTGCGCGGCACTCTGAAGACCACCGAAAAAGCCAGCAACACTGCTCAGTTTGTCTACGAGCAAGACAACACCATCAACGGCTATCCGGCTTTCGTGTCTAACTCGATGCCAAACAGCACTGCCGTGTTCGCTAACTTCAGCGATATCATGCTCGGTTTCTGGTCTGGTCTCGACATCATGGTCGATCCCTACACCGGATCTGCTAGCGGCACCGTTCGAGTGGTTGCTCATCAGGACTATGACGTGGCTGTGCGTCATCCTGAGTCAATCTGCAAAATCTCCTGATCACTGAGGGCAGGCAATGCGAATCCTGATGCTTAAATCCACCATCGTTGACCTGAAACAGGTCGCGCCTGGTGACATCGTTGAAACCGACGAAAAATCAGCACTGTTGCTGATTGGCATCGGTAAAGCGGAGCCTGCCCCAGAAATTCTTTCCTGCCCACCTAGAAAACCAACCACTAAACGGAGCAAGACCAATGCTGCACAATCTGGGGACAAAAACGACAGTCCTGAGCCTGCTGCCTAATGACGTTGTGACCGCTACGGGCACCGGCTCGGCAGTGGATCTCAATGATTATGAAGGCGACATGGCCGTCATTCTTGACGCTGAGGCTGGTGGTGCCAGCATCACCTACGCCGTCAAGTTGACCGAAGCCGACACCTCCGGCGGTTCCTACACCGACGTGAGCGGTGGCGCTTTCACTACCACTGAAGCTAACACGGCCCTGGTGGAGAAGATCTCGGTCAACACCAACGATCTGAAGCGTTACATCAAGCTCAGCATCACCGTCGCTGGTGGCACTGGTGCTGGTGCTGTTTCAGTCACTGCCCTTGCTTCTAAGAAGTACGGCAACTGATCATGGCATTCGTAGAAGCCCCTGATGCGTTCCTGAATGATTTTGGCGTCACATGCCAAATCGGCGCAGGTTCGACATTTCTGGGGCTTCTCATGATGCCAACTGAGGTGATCGCGGGCGACATGGTTTTGTCTGTTGATTATTCGCTGATCGCGAAAACAGCAGACGTGAGCTCTGCCGCTCGCGGCACTTCGATCACTGTTGATTCTGTTGCTTATACGGTGCGCGAAAACCGGCAACAGGATGACGGAGTTTTTTCTGAGTTGTTCCTGAGCAAGACCTGATGATTGGACTTAATGCGGACAACAAGGACAATATCCACGAATGGGACACGCTGACCGCTGACGGCAGCACCCCAGCTGTGGAGATCAATGGGACGAATCTCTGCTTTGTCGACAAGATCGTCGGCTCAAATATCACCGTGATCCATCAGGCGTCACTGAATGGCACTGATTGGTTTGATCTTGAGTCGCATTCGCACAACGCCTCTGGTGTTGATGCGCATTTCTATGCAGCCCATCCGGTTCGATACGTTCGGGCAACTGCCTCGAGCATCGGCGCAGGTGAAAGCTTTACTGGCTCCGTAATGGTGAACTGATGGCCTATACCAAGCGGGAGCAGATACTGGCGCAGATCAAGACCACGCTTGACAGCGTGACGGGTGCCACGGTTTATCGCAGCAGGGTAGAACCGCTGAGCCGTGGTGAGGCGCCTGCGATTGTGGTTGAGCCTGTCAGTGATGCAGCAGAGCAGAACACGTCATTGCCGACGCTTGATTGGAGTTTGACGGTACGCATTGCGGTGATCGTTCGTGGCGCGATTCCCGATCAGATTGCTGATGCGATCATCGAGGAGCTGCATGGCCTGCTGATGGCTGATCTTACGGTTGGCGGTTTGGCGATAGACGTAAGGCCTGGCGATGTGGATTTTGAATTGTTAGAGGCTGATCAGCCAGCTGGCGTGATGAGTTGTAATTACGTTGTCAGATATCGAACCACTGTTACTGATTTGACGACCAGTTGAATCGGCTACGATAGGGCCATTGGCCTGTAGGCATTCCTTGCAATGACTCTCCTGACACGCCGTCAGCTCATCCTGGCCAAGGAGGAGACTACCTACGGCACCGACCCAACTCCGACTGAGGGCTCAAATGCCATTCTTGTGCGGAGCATTAGCGCAACACCGCTCGAATCTGACACGGTGAGCCGTGAGTTGATCCGTCCTTATCTTGGACAGTCTGAGCAGCTACTCGGACAGACAAGAGTATCGATTGAGTTTGAGGTTGAGCTGGCAGGTTCGGGCACCGCCGGAACTGCTCCGGCCTATGGCCCCTTGCTCAAAGCCTGCGGCCTTTCTGAGACTGTTTCAGCTGACACCAGCGTGACCTATGCGCCTGTTTCCAGCAGCTTTGATTCAGTCACTATCTATTTCAACAACAGCGGCGTTCTGCATAAGGCCACTGGATGCCGTGGCACCTTTTCTTTAAATGCTGAGGTTGGTGCGATCCCCACGATCGCTTTCACTTTCACTGGCATCTATGCCGCGCCGACGGATTCTGCTATCAGTGGGCCTACCTACGCGAACCAAGCTGATCCGTTGCTTTTCAAGAATGGCAACACAACCAATTTCGAGATCTTCAGCTATGCAGGCTGTCTACAGTATCTGAGCTTTGAGATGGCGA